AAGAAATTGGTTGAAGATGCTGTTATTCCAACTCGGGGTTCTTCTCATGCTGTTGGATATGATTTATACAGTGTCGAGGATTGCTGTGTACCACATAACTCGCGGCATCTTGTCGGGACGGGGATCTCAATTGTTTTGCCAGTAAATGTGTATGGTCGGGTTGCGCCCCGTTCGGGTCTCGCTGTCAAGCACGGTATCCAAGTCGGTGCGGGTGTCATAGATCCGGACTACACTGGCGAGGTCAAGGTCGTACTCTTCAACCAAGGCGACAAAGATTTCGAAATCAAAAAAGGAGACAGAATCGCGCAACTTATTTTAGAAAGATGTGAAACGCCGAGTGTTCGAGAAATCAGTGAAATTACCGAGACTGATCGCGGTTCTGGTGGTTTTGGATCTACTGGCGTTTAAAATTTTTTTCGTTCATCACAGAACCAAAGCATTTCTTCTGTGGGCATGAATAGAATGCCTTTGCGCATGGTTAACCATAACTGCGCTTGGTTTACGTTTGGATAACTCCAAAGGAGCCACCTTTCCCAATACCCCGCACGAAAGGGATCGTCCCAATTTTCTTCCGTGCTGGTGTCCGCATAAAGCATACCTCTGTGTATTTCGTATGGGTCAGTCTCTGTTCTCACATCTTTTGGTATTTGTGCACCGCGTCTGAGAAGATGTGCTCTCATGAGCCGTGGATTTCCGTGATCTGTGTAATCGGGTGAATTCTTGGATCCAATGTCTATAGTATTCTTATTTGGGAGAGTAACCCTGTACTTGTGTGTGAGAGTAGGACTTGGCTTGAGGACCACGTGCATATACATTAATAAATCAATAAAAATATCCTAAGTTGCACACAGACACTTTAATAAATCAAACATGTTGAACATCCTTAACGCGACTATTGGTACTGGCGGACCCCTCGTGGTTGAACATAGAGGTAAGATTTTTGTGGAACACTGTGTTCTCATTTCCACAGATCATATAGAACGAATGAAGGCTCGAATCAAGAAAATTGCATTCAGTAAGATTGAACAAACTTCAGATCGCTCGTTTTCAATTTCTTGACCACAAATTTGGTTTCGATCATACGCATGTACGCATAGGCAACCAAGAACTCAAGATTATGTAATGACTTATATAAGTGCCATGTAAACATTTTCAATACGTAATTATCTCTTTTGTTACACGTCTGTTCTCTCGTAGTAGTTGTTGTTCTGGCCATATCCTATATAAAAACATAGATTCTAAATAAGTTATGCGAACATTCATATCACTCGATGGAATTACCATTAAGGTGGGTGAGAATGCAAAGGATAACAGTGCACTGACTGAGTCGAGCTATCCGAAAGAGTGGTGGTTACACGTATCAGACTTACCAGGTTCGCATGTGGTCGTGTGTTACGAAGGCGATGTTATTCCTCGAGAAACTAAACGTGATGCAGCGATACTTGCAGTGAAATACAGTAAAGCCAATTGTATGTCTATGGTACCCGTGGATTTGGTGCGCGTAGAAGATGTTGTGTCTGCGAAGAACCATGGGCAAGTGCACTTAACTAAATCGGCGATGATACTCACGACGTTTCCAAACAAAGAAGCACCGCGCCTTGAAAGATTATTAAAAACGAAGGGCGCCACATGAAAAATGAACCATCAAGATTGGGCGCCTGTCGTCATTCATGGAAAGTCTACACCCACGACTCAAAAAATGTCTCGACCACACCGTGAAGTGACAAAGGAACAAAAATTGGATCGAACTGAGATTGGTACACACAATAAAGTATCCGTGTCTATGGCGAATACGATTCAGCAGGGGCGTATTGCTAAAGGTTTTAAAACACAAAAAGATTTAGCAAATGCTATAGGTGTACCCGCGAATGTGATTAATTCATACGAGTCTGGGAAGGCTATTCCAGATAATTCAATTCTCCAGAAACTGCGTAGAGTTTTGGGTGTGAAGTTGAAATAATATATAGACGTATCATAATAATGACAAATCCACTTTTGAAACTTCATCAACTCAAGGAGAGGCAAACACAAATCAATAGAACTTTTGCGAAAGCTGGTAAAAAACAGGAGAAGCTCAATAAATTATTTGACAAGCAATCGGCAGCTTACAAAAAGGGTGACATCAAGAGTGCACAAAAGCTTGGTGACAAAATTAACAAACTTTCAAAGGAAATTAAACGCGACTGGAACAAAGTCAAAGCATGATACTTAGAGTTTAAACATGTAATTTAAGTATGCGAGATGTCTGGTATTTGGTTATGAATCCAGATAAATCTCTTTGTTTGGCTAAAGGTAAAAAAGATATAGAAACTGTTATACAGTTAATTCCTAGGACTTATAGTAATCGAATGTGGAAATTTGAAAGGGGTGCGTGGGAGTACATGAAACTCATTGTGGTGACACACTTTTTGTCTATATTCATATTTTTCAATGATGTACTTCAAGTAATAAATTTTATATTATCTGTGATTGTAGTTTGCACAGATAATAACAAATATACGCTCCCTTGTTTATTTGGGCATTTAGTATTTTGTTCCACTGGAATACCACTGAATGTTATATATTGGAGTGTTTATGATTTGTGTATTTATTCAATTTATGTGTTATTTTATTCCGTGTTACTTATATTTTACGTAAGAGCTGAATAGTGACCTGAAATGTAATATACGTCCTGGAATCCTAAATCAACTAATTTCTCTGCCGCAACTCTGGCCCTTTGTCCAGTGTTGCAGTAGACGAGCAAACCCTTTTTTGGGAGTTCTGAAACGGTCTTTCTGTTCATTTTATTTACAGGTAGATGTAAAGCACGTGGGTAGTGTCCCATTTTGTATTCAACGTATGTTCGAACATCAATGACCTTTTTTATTTTTCCAGACTTTATCATTTTTTTGGCTTCTTCTGAAGATATGAGGTTTTCACCGGTAAATGTATACGCTATAGCGAGACCACCTAGTGCTATTACGAGTGGCAACATTTAACATATACATGCATAAAGATTTGATGTGAATCTACATTATGAGTCTTCGAATTAAGAAGTTGCACCCAGATGCTATCATTCCTACGAGAACGTCGCCTGGGTCGGTAGGTTATGATTTATATAGTATGGAAGAAATTGTGGTTCCACCTCTCGAACGTGCATTCGTAAGTACGGGTGTTTGTGCATCTCTTCCATCTGGTGTATATGGGCGAATAGCCCCTAGATCAGGGCTTACATTGAAACATGGCATACAAACTGGAGCGGGTGTGATCGATCCAGATTTTACTGGTGAATTGAAAGTCATCCTGTTTAATCACGGGAGTGAACCGTTCGTCATTAAAAAGGGGAATAGAATTGCTCAGATGATTTTGGAGCGATGTGAAACGCCTCTCATAGAAGAAGTCGAAGAACTAAAGCAGACACAAAGAGGTGAACGTGGATTTGGTTCTTCTGGTAATTAATTTAGTTGGAGAATGCTATACCGGCCATACCATCCTTAATTCGCAAGATGTTGTAGTTAGCCGCGTACACTCTATACAAACCATCTCTGGCATCGGACTTTGGAGTTTGAATGGTCAACTTCGCATTGTCGATTCGAGAGAAATTTAGTGTGCCACTTGGTTGTGATCTGTTCATGGTGAGACAGAATGGCCATGAGAACAACGGGAGAGCATCAAGAGAGGATGGCGCAAGAGTCGTTGTGTGCATTTCATGTACAACATTATGGTGGAAGGTATTGGATGTGTTTTCGAAAAGAGCCAAGCCATTAATGTATAGCGAGGAACTCGCGAAGCTGTAATCATCGGACCAAGAACCAGTGCTCACATTGGACGTGGTCAAGTGAAGAGATTTGACTGGGTGGTTGAAATAGGTAAGATCAATGGACGTATCGGATTTAGTCATTGGTTGGTATTGCACCTGTGTGATGAGAATTTCATGTTCTTGAGCGGTGAAATGTTCGCGTTCGGCGGTGTCCAAGTAGGCATACATACCATAAATCTTTGGAACAGCACCCAGGTTACCTAGATTGGAACGGCACTTGATACGCAATTCAACTTCGTGGTATTGCAAAGCTACCAATGGGAGAGATTTTGTCCAGTCTTCACTGAAGAAGAATGGTATCATGTAATAATCACCCGCGGATCCACCGACACCCTTGGCGTTATCGGCGATTTCGGCGGTCGTGACCGCACAAGAAGCCTTGGATTGGCTGTCTCTGAGGATAACATTGTGAACACCTTGTACGTAGAGAGAATCCATGCGACAAACTTCTTGGCCACCGATGTGCAAACTGAATTCGGTAACCGCGGTGTCGCTGGTGGAGTGAAGACCATCGGTGTTAATACCGACATTGGAAATATTTGGGTGTTCAACCCACACATAACTCAAAAGATCGCCCTTGGATCGAATTGGGACAACAACTTCGTTGCCACCATTAAACGTACCAATGTAATCCATGCGCTCTGGTTTGAGAGCAAAGTTAGTGTGACGTTTATAGTTTTGGCGCCAGAAACTGACTTGGGGTTCACCAGTGATGTACGCATCCTGAGCCCCGACTGAGACAAGATCGACAAGTGCAGCTGACATAATTATTATTAAATGATATTAAAATTTTAGGTACATAACGAAGTATGGTTGTCTTCCAAGCACTCACCTGGGAGACCAAGGATACAGATGATGAACACTTGGTCAGTATCTTTGGTAAGACAAAGGATGGTAAGTCTGTCTGTGTGACTACAGCGTTTACACCATATTTATTTGTGAAGCTCCCAAAAAACGTGACGCAGCAACGGGTTCAGATAATTTACAACAAGATTGAGAAGATGTGTCCTGGTTGTCTCACTAGTTATAATACTATTCATCGTAAAGACGTATGGGGTTTTCAAAATAATGAGCAATTTCCATATCTTCAGTTATTTTTCAAGAATCTTGCTTCGAGGCGTATGGTTGCTGGTCGTCTCAGACGTCCCCTACCAGATGAAACACTTAAATTAAAATTGTACGAATCAAACTTGGATCCAGTTTTAAGACTTATGCACCGAACGGGTATTCAGTCTACCGGATGGCTTGATAGTGGAGACGAATGTGTTCAGGGTTACAATGCGCACACCGAAATTGATTTAGATTGTAAAAACTGGAGAAATCTTAAACCTGTGGAAGACCCAGAGACGGCCCCATTTGTGGTTGCTTCTGTGGATATTGAATGTAACAGTTCTACGGGTAAATTTCCCGATGCGGATATTGAAGGTGACGCATGCTTTCAAATTGCCATTTCATTATGTAAATTTGGGAGTGATGAACCTTACGATAAAACGTGTCTATGTTACAAAAAGACTGATTCTAATCTCGAGGGATGTAACGTAGTGTCATTTGATACGGAGCGAGAAATGCTAGAAGCATTTAGGGATTATTTACATGAAAAGGATGTGGACATTATTACCGGATGGAACATCTTTGGATTTGATCTTGAATATCTCATGAAAAGGGCTATCGTGACGCGATGTAACTTAAAATTCTTTCAATTGAGTAAACTGCGGGGATACAACTGTGAACTCACACTCAAGAAACTTTCTTCGAGTGCTCTGGGAGATAACGATTTGAAACTCGTGAGTATGCCCGGTCGTTTCATTTTCGATTTGTTCCACGAGGTGAAGAAGGGATACAAACTTGATTCGTATAAACTCGATAACGTGTCTAATTTGTATCTCGGTGACAATAAAATTGATATGCCTGCGAAGGAAATGTTTGCTCGATACAATGAAGGTGACCCCGTGAAATTGCGGGAAGTTGCGGAGTATTGTATTAAGGATACCCTTCTTCCACACAGACTTTTGTCTAAACTATGTATACTGATTAACCTCCTGGAAATGGCGAAGGCAACCTGGGTACCCCTGTGTTATCTCGTAGAACGGGGGCAACAAATCAAGGTGTTTAGTCAATTAACAAAGAAGGCGAGGGAGATGGGATTCATGGTTCCAACTATTCAGTATGGTCAACTGGGTGATCAAGGATACGAAGGTGCGACTGTTCTCGAAGCGCAAAAGGGTGCATATTACAAACCAATTACGGCACTAGATTTTGAAGGTCTGTATCCTTCAATCATGATGGCACACAATTTGTGTTATTCAAGTCTTGTCATGGATCCAAAGTACGAAAACGTACCTGGTGTGGAATACGAAACATTTGAGATTCCTGTGCCGAGTAAGGTTGAGGGACAGCCTCCTACAAAGAGAGTATGTAAGTTCGCACAGGGTGTGCCGACGCTTTTACCGAGCATTCTACTTGAATTGAAGCAGTTCAGAAAACAAGCGAAGAAGGACATGGCCGCGTCGAAGGGTGCACTCAAAGCTATGTATAATGGTAAGCAATTAGCTTACAAAATCAGTATGAACTCCGTGTATGGGTTCACTGGTGCATCGAAGGGGATGCTTCCATGTGTAAACATCGCCTCTACCGTGACGACAAAAGGTCGGAGTATGATTGATGAAACAAAAGAGTATGTGGAAAAGAACTTTCCGGGTGCGAAAGTGAGGTATGGTGACACCGATAGTGTCATGGTCGAATTTGATGTAGGTGACCGTAAAGGTATTGAGGCTGTTGAGTACAGTTGGGAGATTGGTGAACGTGCCGCTGAAGAGTGTACCGCACTTTTCAAGAAACCGAATAATTTGGAACTCGAAAAGGTATATTGGCCCTATTTCCTCTATTCTAAAAAA